TGTAAATTTCGATGGTCTTGTAATTCAAGCAGACCGAATGGCACTTGACAAAGCCAGACAACAATGTCTTGAGCTTGTGAAGGTGTCCATTCCACGGCTGCTCGAAAAATTCGTGAGTCGGTTCCGACAACTAAGTCATAAGATGAAGCATTAACAGCTTGTCCTGCAACCTGTGAGAAGGCTGAGTTTTCGCGATTAACGCTTGAATTCGTTTCGTTAGTCTGTAGTGTGACGAGAGTTCGAGATGGCGCTAGAAGATGTTGCTCCCAAGCAGGGAGTGTTCCAGCTCCAATCAACCTCTCGCCTGATCGTCCAATTTGATTTTGTTGTAATTGCTGTGAGGCCCAAACGGCTTGCGCCAGTTGTTCTCGATTATGTTCGAAGGATTGAGAGTTCATAGATGATTGACTCTGTCCTTCAGCGACGAAAGTAGATTCGCCTTGGGCAGCAAATTGCGCATATCGTGCAAATTCAGGTGAATTTTGAAAATCTCCCATTCTTGAATATTGATAAGAACAGGATTGTGCACGCCAGCCACAAAAGGTGTGGCCAGATCCAGAGGTTCTGTTAGCAACTATTCGAGATAGCTCCAACCAGGATTGTTCGGGTATATGTTTTTGGAGAAATGTCGGAGTGTGTTCGCGTATTTCAGAACGATAGGATTCAAAGAATTCTTCGTCCCACTGGCTAGCACACTGTATCATCTGTTCAATTGTATCACCAATTGAAAGATTATTGTCACGGGTGTATTGAATAGAATTATAGAGTGTATCTTTCTTGAGAGCACCAGTCCACTTGCCGTGAAGCAAACGAGGATGGGCCCCCAGGAAGGTTATCTTATCAAAAGATACTGTATAATCTTCGAGTGGGGCTCCTTTTTCAGCAGAAGTATATTCTTGGCCTAATTCTGCCATAAAGGGAGCAATTTTGACGGGGGTAAATTTATCTTTAATTTCATCTGAGACGCATATAATGTGATCATCGCCAAGAAACTTGGCTCTGACATGTTCGTCAAAGATGAGGGTGGGAAACATTTTGGAAAAGACGTACCTAAAATACATCTCATTCACAATACAGTTGACTACAGTTGTTAAATAGCAGCCACTGTAGTTGTTGCCTTTCGTCCAGAATCGTATGTTTTGCACTTGGGCTGGAGATCGCACTTCATGATGGTACATGTAAGCGATCTTCTTCCATTGAGTGTTATAAGATGATGTTTGATAAAGAAATTGTGTGTAGGCGTACCACTGAATGGTTGGATTCATTCGTTGGTCAAAAGCTTTAAAATCTCCTGCAAGGAAATTTTCGCCCACTTCAGTCAAATAGTTATAAACTGTGTCCATATCATAGGAATATTGATTTATTCCTATGGCCAATGAAGTTGTTGCATGTGAATTATTAAATGCAGCTAAGGTTGCGCCAGAGCACATCCTAAAAGCTGTTAATGCAATCATGTTGTTTGCGAAAATCATTCGAGTTCGCACTTCATCAATTTTTGATTGGGAGAGAAGTTCGTCTTTCTCATACCCAATAAATACATGGGTCAGATTCGGTTCGTTGGGATTAGATGGATCCCAATCCGACATTTGTGATAAAAAGTCGGTTACGCGCTGTTTAAATTCATCAGTGTGGTGTAATTTTCCGTCATGGTCAAACCAAACGGAATCAGTCTTTCCTTTCTTTCTCTTTTCAAGAACGAGAGGAAATCCAGGTGATGTTTGCGTATTTATTGATGTCAATTTGCCAGGGACTCCTTCAAGAGCTTCTTCGAAAGTTAGCTTTCTTTTAGGAATCACCCAGTTTAATTTATTGTCCCAGTGTTTAGTCATGGTTTGATGTATAGCCATGATGTCATCTGGATTGAGTTCAACGTGCTTAACGTCCAAAAGATTCTTAACGGAGTTAAAAATCGGATTTTGGCCTTTAGCACGTGGATCTTTAGGACTCAATATTGGGAAATGTTTTTGTGGTTGACGGGAGAGAAGACCATGAAAGATTGAATGCTTCAACTTTGTTTTTTGATTAAGAAAAACTTGTTGATCAAGAGGTGCATATTCAATTCTTTCACAGTTTGGTAGTGATCGTAATTGTGATATTTGTTCATCATTAAAGTTGGATTGTGTAATACCCTCAGCTGCAAAAATTGCTTCTGGTGGCTCACATGAATCTCCAACTTCAAAGAAAGATCGGATTAGTTCTTGTGTCACAACGGTAGAAAGGCCATAGGCCAATTCTAACCGTTTGTCA